CTTCACCGGGACAAGAGATGTCATTGACCACATACACAGCGATAGTACCATTAGAAAAATTATTTACATCAGTGTCCTGCCAGAACTCATTGTTTCCCATTTCGTAAGGAACCATGAGATCTAGAGGCATTCGCTCACGATACGAACGCGATTGACCCCAACCACACTTGACGACAAAATCCGTGTTTTCAGAGATATCAACAATTGTTGTGTATGCTCTCTCATAGGTTGGGTTTGATTGAGTACCAGCACCTCCACTATCATACCACTGATATCCCCAAGGATCGAACACCACTTTGATACGACCCCTATGGAATCGACTACAAACCACCTGAAATCGAAAATCTATAGATCCCCTCCAATATTTAAATGGAAGAGCCGCATAACACATCGATGTCATGTGTATTGCATTATTGCTATCCCTCATAGATAAACTCGGATCCACTAAACACTCAAAAAGTTTCTCTTCAGACTTATCGGTACTAGACACTGGTATCTGAGCTAAGTAAGATTCGACTTGGGCAATACGTAAAATATCAAGCGGGTCCCCATCATCCACACCAAACGGTGTAGTCGAGATTGTCAACTCTTGCTTAGCATCTACAGACAATTTAGTGGTATCATCAGGTAGATTGGTAACGGCCATATTCATTTTGGGCACAGGGCGAAATTGCGATGATTCAAGCATTGTGGGTCTAGAAAACCCAAATAATGAGGCGATCTTACCCGCTGCCTGCATACCTATCTGCGTGGCTGTTGCATACTGCCCGATATACGGGACCTTGGTCAATTTACTAGCAAAGTTTGCAATTGCACTAGCTGGTTTAGATATAGGACCAGTATACTCATCCTTACGCTCTTTAGCTTGTGGGGTGAGACCAGCCATATTTCTACCAGTCGGAGCGGCCAGGTTGACACTTTCAGCCCACGCAAATACAGAAATGTACACTTTGTCTGTACCCCCATTCGCATGTTTAAGTAAATTTAATGGAGTGATCACTAATGCCCCCATTTCGTCCAACTGAGTAGTTGCACCACCTACTGTGGTACTTAGTGCATTCTCCCACCAGGTGAAGGGAAGTACCATCTCACCTCCATCATTATCTGACGGATTAAGATACAGATGCATTCTTTGAGACATCAGAATCAATTGGGCATCAGATGAAATAGTAGAGGGCACGGTAAAATCATGACCAGCCATCGGGTAATAGCTAGCTATGAGCCTCCCATAATGAAATGGAGTACCATTAATCACAAATTTCAAATGCAATTTAGCTTGAAGAAGTCGGTATCCATTGAGGCGATTAGCAATATAGGGATTAGTGAAATAGTCGCTCCAAGGTAACATCAATGTTGTCCATGGGGAGTCTATCTCCCAAGCTATCTCCTTAATTTTAACAGGCCTACTCAGAAATTCTCCTAAAGGGACATCCGTCTGAGTACCGGATGCACGCACGTCATCATAGACACTATTCACACTATTTACATAAGCGTTTAAATTATCCTGAAATTTGACAGTTTGAGAAGAAACTTCTCCAGACTGAGGAGAAACAGGAAAATCATGAACACTCGTAGGTTCAGCGTGCTCTTCAAAAATTTCCTCAATGTCGATGTGCTCGTCATAACATTGGGAAAGTAATCCTATTAATACACATACTACGTATTCATTATCCGATGCAATCAAATCATGTTCATAGCAATGATCAATAAATTCACTTACATAATATACATTAGGGTTCGAGGTATCCACCTCTCTCGAGAATAAGTTTCTCGATAGACTTTGAATAAGCTCTATTCTTCGCGGAGCTATTGGACGCATATTTACGAAAGCTACATCTCCGGTCTATCTCCGGGCGTGACGAATCCAGGGGTATATTTAGTGTGCCACATGACTACGCGTTCGTCAAAATCGATGTCAAGGCTAGGCACATGCAGATCTGTGGCATCACAAACCTGCTTTAATTTGGCTCGGAAGTCTTCGTACTCTTCCCGACCAAAAGCGAAGGCTTCATGAATGGCTCCTTCAACGCAAGATCTAGCAACCTCTCTTGGGGTTGCACTCTTAGATTTTAGGTTAGCCATAAGACTCTTGAAGATACTATCGCGACTAAGCATACCGATCCTTATACCTATTTCAGGTATATAATTG